CTATCTCGCCAACTTGAAAGCAGCAAATGAGTGGCAACACCATTTTTCTGCAAGCAATTCAAGAGGTATGGGCGCAGGGTCTGGGGCGGCAAGTGTGGCACCGGGTATGACCAACCCCTACCGAACAGGTAACTTCACAGAGGCCATGAAGCTGGAAGCTAGCAATCCAGAGCTAGCCAAACAGCTCAAAGCTGAAGCACTTAGCGGGTCCTGATAACCATTACCCACGGAGTTAAATCGTGGCAGCAAATTTCAACAACTTTAGTGACGGGACATTCCTTTCTGACCTAGTGGTCAGGCCGGAATTTCTCGCCTACGTGCAAGAAGAGACGTATAACCGATGCCAGTGGATTCAGTCTGGCGTTGTCACCCGCGACAGCGCACTTGACTGTCGTGCTGGGGGTACTCGGGTAAGAGTTCCTTTCTTCCAACCACCTGTAGCGAGTGAGGAACAGATCCGCTCCGACGCTCTGTGGGGTGAATCTGGGGCCGGATACCTTACCCCGAAGGGCATAACTGCTGACGAGCAGATTATGACAATCTTGCATCGTGGCGGAGCCTGGGCAGCCGACGATCTTTCCCGTCTAGGCAGCGGCGCAGACCCAATGGGGGCTGTACGCAGCTACATGGCTTCGATTCTCCTGAAGCTGCGTACCAGCACCCTGCTGGCTCAGCTTGAGGGTCTGTTCGGTACAGCTTTGGCACCCAATGTGCTGGATGCTTCTATCTCCACGGCTGGCGCAGGTGAAGCCAACTTCCTGACTGCATCCAATGTGGTCAAGGCTCAAACGCTGCTTGGTGAGCGCGGTGATGACCTCAATGTCATCGCCATGCACTCCAACGTCGCATACTATTTGAGAACAGTTGGTGCCCTAACTTTCTCCACCTCAGCATTAGCAACAGGTGGCGATATTGTCTGGGGTGGTGGCGGAATTGGCCTGCAAAACACTGAAGTTTCTTACTTCATGGGAATGCGGGTTATTCAAGACGACCTGCTCAAGCCAACTGTTAACGACGGTGGTGCAGATCAGTACCCTGTGTACATCATGGGCTCAGGATCTGTGGCTGAAGGTGTTCAGCGCGACTTCAAAACTGAAGCCGACCGAAACATCCTTAGCCAGCAAGACGTGATGGCATGGACGCACGATTACGGCTTCCATGTGTACGGAACCTCCTGGACTGATGCTGCGGACAACCCTCTGAATACTGCGCTGGCAACAGCCGGTAACTGGAAGTGTGTCTACGGCGCTGATGACACCGGCAACGAAGGAGACGGCACCAAGCTGGTTCCTGTCGTCAAGCTAATCGTCAACAGCCCACTGGCTGCAAACGTCTGATCCAACTCAGCTACGTTTAAAGGGGACACGGGGCTTCCTTGAGAAAGAGGCCCCTTTTTCATGCTTGCTTAGACTTAACCCAGCTACGCTGTGGCAGATGGTCGGGATCGTTCGTCTTTACGTGCAACCACACGACCACCTCCCAGATAGCTGCATTCCTGACGACTTCAAACCTGTCGTGGATTGCCTAAACGCTGAGGAAGCTGATCATTTGCGGTCAGTTCTTCGCAGCCAGGGTTATGAAGTTCTCTCTGTTCCGCTCTAATGGCAATCCGTCTAATCACGACTGTCGGCGGTGCGTACAGCAACAGCTACGTAACGCTAAAAGAGGCGGATACTTTTGCGGTTAATTTTCCTTGGTATAACTCAACCACCGACCAGGCGGGAAACGTTTTAAAGGGTTGGAGTGAATTTACAGATGCGGAAAAGACAACCGCTTTGATTCAGGCAACGTTTGCCCTTCAGGGGTTGCCATGGAACGGCACCCGCTGCGAGTTGGCGTCTGACGCAGGATTGCCCGCACTTGACTGGGACCAGTTTCTTAGAACAGGCTCAAAACAAGGTGATGGACCTTTTGGATATTTTGATGATGGAGGGTTTTACCAAGGTTCTGGGCAAGGCGATAATGTACTTAGCTGGGGAAGTGATACCAAAACGGTATTACCTGCAATAAAAACATTTAAAATATTGACCCAAGCCAACCCAATTACTTTTTACGATCAAGATGGAAATGAGTTGACGCCTGATTCGACTGAATCTGACACAAGCGGTACGACATACATCTGGAATAGTGCTATTAAATTTGGTGGTTTTATAGGCGGTTATACAGATTTATTTGATCCACTATCTACCGCACAACTGCGCTGGGGTGTTTTTGCGGACGGTGAACAGCTATTTAATTTCCCTGGCACGACTGCAACGCAGGCACAACGTTTGGCATGGCCTCGTAAAGACGTGACTTGTGAAGGGGAAGTAGCTGATTGCACCTTTATCCCCAGAACAATCAAGAACGCAGAAGTATTGATCGCGTATAACTTTCTAATTCGCCCGTACCTAGTACCCGGCACACCAAGTATCCCACCAACAGCACCGGCTGGAACCTACGTGTCAGAACAGACCCTGGGGTCATTGAGCATCAAATACACGCAGTACAAGGGGTTTGATCCAGCTGACAATGATTGCACCGATTGCAGTGATCCCTACCTCTACAAAGTGTTTGATTGGCTATCCGCAATGCTCGGCTGCTGGGTAAATAGCGCTGGCGGCTACGGACTTCGCTTGAGGGTTCGCTCATGACCAGCAAAGCCGATCTGATTTTTGGGCCATTAGCCGGGCCAATGGTTGCTGAGTGGGGCAGCAGCTGCACTTATATACGTGTCAGTGATCCGGGCGCTTATGACCCAAACACAGGACAGGTCAGTGCCGGGGAGCAAAGATTCAATGTCAAGGCGGTTTTGTTGGAATTAGAACCCCAGGAATATGAGGGCGTATTTCAACAATCCGATTTCAAGCTGATTATTGATCCCGGCCAGATTGCTGACGGCTACATCACGACTGCTGATCGCTTTGAAGTGCCGTTTCCGAGTGGCCAAAAAAATTGCAAGGTTATCGATGTTGTGACCTACAGAGGTGATGACCCGATCAGCTTTGAAGTGATCGTGAGGCCGCAGTAATGGCAAAGTCCAAGTCGATCACGCAGATTGTCCCGGACTTTCGAGAAGCACTTGAAGAGGGTGTGCAGACTGCTGCAGAGGAGATTGTCGAGCAGCTCAAGATTGCGGGCCCTTATTACACCGGTTTTTTCGAGAGCCTTTGGCAGGTGAATGTGGGCCGGACAGCGGTAAAGGCCGATATCAAAGATCCGTCCACTAACAAAAAGCAGCGATTTACCCGTGATTACACACCTGCTGATGTCCCAGAATCACCCAACCTTCAGGGTTACACCATCGGTAATCGGGCAGACTACCGGCTCCATGCGATGGACATTAAGCCCAGTCCTACGGGACGTGGCGCTTACCCAGCAGCAAACCTCACAGCACCTAAGAACTGGTACGACAATTACATCAATTCCAAAATGCCAGAGACTCTTAACCGGAACATCTGGCAAGCCTTTAGATATCGGAGAAACTGATGAGCTTTCAAGCAGTCCGCGCAGTGTTCGAGGTGCCAGTCATCAATGCCTTGCAGGTCTTAGGTACGCCCTGCTTTGTAGACAATCAGGCGTTTACGGTTCCTGATGCTGGCCAGGAATACGCAACGATCAACCTGCAATTTGGCCAAACCACCAGCAAGGGTTTGGGCGGAAATATGGAGAGGCTGCGGGGCTCACTGGTAGTCGAATGCTTTACGGCAAAGAACACAGGTCCTGGCCGTGCTCAGGAGATGATTACGGAAGTTATGAAGGCGTTGAATGAGCTGAACAGTTGCACTGGATACCCGCAGTATGGAGCTGTTGGCTGGGTAGGGGATATGACTGGACCTGCTTTCTTTGCGTTGGATGATGCCCCGTTTTATATGTCACGGCTTAGCGTTGCAGTGACAGCGAGGTATGAACCAGAACCAGAACCAGAACCGGACCCCGAATAGCACCTAGACTCAACCCAGTTAAGTCCGTGACTTAATCACGCCCGAAGAACGCCCGAACGTTCTTTGCTTTTACTCCTATGCCGGTCGCTTGCGGCAACACCGTCCTAACGGGCGATTCTGGTTCAGTTGCATTTACACCAGCGGGCACATCTATCTGCCTGTTGGATTTCACCGACTTCCCAACTGCTGATCCTGGCCTCATTACGATGCCAGCCGGTCACGGTTTCAAAGTTGGCGATGTTGTCAACTTCACCGTTGAAGGTGGAGCAACCTTGGTCACGGGGCTAACGGCATCCACCGACTATCACATCATCTCTTTTGATGCGGATGGGAAAGCATCAGTTTCTGCCACTGCGGGAGGAACTGCAATTGCGTTCACTAACTCTTTGAGCGCTGACACCCCAGACGGCCACATCAATATGCGGCTTTCTGAGTTCACCTCAGTTTGCAATGTGGTCTCATTTGATTTCTCGCTTGACCGCGAGCAAATTGAAACCACAAGTTTGAGTTGTGGGTGCAGCGCTGATGGAAACGGCTTGGCGTCTTTCAAGACGTACCAAGCAGGTTTCATCGATGGCACTGGGTCTGTAGAGGTTCAGTTCACAGCAGACCAAGGATC